GGGTCGGCCAGTTGGACAGGGTGCCGTCCCCGCCGAGAGCTCGCCGGACGCGTCGGGTCGCCTCGGCCTCGAGGTCGGCGGTCGTGTCAGCGATGATGCGGCCCTGCAGGCGTTGCGTACGGAGCTCGCGCTGAACCGGCCCGAACCCCTCGGCGTCCCATTGGGCGGCGAGCTCGGCCACGGCGGCCGCGCCTTACGGGGCTTTCGGGGTGAGGATCGGCTTCGACGGGCAGGGCAGGTTGCCGGTCGCGGTCCAGATGTCGTCACCGGGCCCGCCGAACGCACCGGCGACCGCGTAGCAGGTTCCGGCCACGTCGGGCACGCTCGGGTCGTCAGGGACCATGCTGAAATGCACCTCGGCGCCGTCGTTGTCCCACAGGAATTGCGACAGGCTCGGCTCCTGGCCCCAGTCGGAGAGGTACGACATCGAGACGCCGAACGTCGACTGCTGCGCCACCTGGGACGGGCCCGCGCAGTACGAGCCGGGCACGTTGAGGGTGTTCGCCGAGGCGGTCACCTGGAAATCGGTTACTTGGCACTCGAACTGATCGGTCGGGTCGGCGGTGAGCCCGAACGCGATCGTTCCTCGGCCGTAGATCAGTTTCGGCATGGTCAGTCCTCTTCAGTGGTTGGGGATGGTGGGCAGATGTCGAGGCCCTGAAAGGTCACCTCGAGCTGATACGCGAACGATGGGGGTTCGGTGTTCGCGTTGCCGATCAGCGGAATGTCGACGGCGACGGGGAACCTCGAACCGAGCAGGAGCTGCAGGACGTGGTAGGCGGCGGCGTTGAGCTCGGCGAACTGGTGGGCGTTGCCTTTGCCGAGCTCGTAGCGGACCATCACGTTCACGTTCTCGAACCCGACGCGGGCGCCGTCGATCAGCGAGATCGAGGTCGGCTCGAGGGTGATGCATGGCAGCGCTTTCGCCTCTTCACCGGGCATCGTGATCGGGAGCCCGACCGGTTCGAGGGCGGCGGCGAGCTCGGCGTACGAGGCCATCAGGCGATGCCCCAGTTGTCGCGGAGGTGACGCCAGTATTCGTCGAGGTGCGCGTACAGGTGCTTGGGGACGAGGATCCCGTCGAACGTCGGGTCGAACTGGCCGAGGTTGCCACCCGGTGTCGCGGTGTCCTGCGCGATGCGGATCGCGAGCAGCACGGCGCCGGGGTTGAGCAGCGGGTCGTCGGAGGGCAGATCGGCGGCCGGAACGCCGACATCGTTCACGATGTAGAGCTCGGCCGCGGCGACGGCGGCGTCGGCGGTGTCAGCGGGTAGACCGGTGCGGGCCTGCACGTCCGCGCTGAGCGCGGCAACATCAAGCGCCATCAGAGGCGCCTCCGTGTCGTCGGTACGTGCAGGCCCGCGTCCATCACGGCGCGGCAGGCGTGATCGCGACGACACCGGCCGGGGTGTAGGTGCTGAACGCGCCCATGCCCCAGATGGCCCAGTCGACGCCGAGCTGCGCGACGTTGTTTTCTTGCAACGTCATCGGCCCGTCCTCGTGCCACGATCCGGCGACACCGTTCGAGACGAGGAAGGTACCGGCCGGTGCGTACTGGTCGTGGATGATCGGCAGACCGGAGACGTTGATTCGCAGCGAGGCGGCATCCGCGGTGCCTGCGACGTTCTGCGTCCCGTAGGGGGCGGGCGCGACCGGCAGACCGGAGACGCCACCCGACAGGGTTCCGATCGCGTTGTAGACGTCGGTCGCGCAGATCGCGAACGATGCGGGTGCACCGGTCGCGGCCTCGACCTGCGTCGACGCGCCGAACAGCGCTGCGAGCAGCTCGGTCGAGGTGCCACCGGAAGGATCCCAGTCTGGGCCCGAGGCGGCGGCTGCGATCGCCACGGCGAGCGCTGCGGCATCGGTCGCGGCTGCGTAGCCGATCGACATGATCCGCGAGTAGCTGTCCACGTACGACGGCGACGAGCGGCGCACGAGCTGCAGCGACAGGTCGGATCCGCCCGCGTAGCTCTTGAGCGGCGACGTTCCCTTCTTGATCGGCACGCTCACGGAGGTGATCTCACTCTTTTCGGTGAGCTGCTCGCCGACGAGCGCCGAGAAATCTCCGTCGAAATAGGGCCAATTGAGCTCCATGCCGTTCGGGTCGAGCTGCTCGACGCCGAACGCGGTGATGCTCGGGCGCCCGAAATCGACGATGCCTTTGACCTGCTGCACCCAGGCGGGCGGCACGACGCCAGGGTTCGCGGGGGTGGTCTGATCGACCAGGGCCCGCGTCAGGATGCGGCTGTCGGCGTCGGGGTCGTCATAGCGGTCGAGCGCGAACTCGGCGAGGCTGCGATACTTGCGCAGCTCGGCGTACGGGTCGGGCTGCTCGCTGTCGGCGCGTACGACGTTGAACTGCTCGAGCATGTCGCGTCGCAGCTCGTCGCCGAACTGGGCGAGATCGGTATCGCTGATACCCGCGGGGGTTTCGTCGGTGCTCATGATGTCTGTCTCCTGGTGGTGGGTCTGCTCGCGGGTCGCGAGGATCGGGGCTGAGTGTGCAGGACGAAAGGCGAACGCGATGCCCTGCACGAGAGCGTTCGCTCGACGCATCACGCCATCGACGAGCCGGTCGGCGGCCGAGGGGCGGAACTCGACCGAAACCCCTTCGATCGTGCCGTTGCGTACGAGGGCGAGCACGTCGTCACCGCGGGCCGTTTCGGCGATGTGGAGGTCGATCGTCGGCTCAGGTTCGGCACGGTACGACGCGATGTCGGCGTGGCCGATCGTCTCGCCGAAATGCTGATCGACGACGCGCACCCGGTCGGCGAGCTCGAACGACTCGAACGCCTCACGGTAGGTCGTGGTGCCGTCGTCGGACACGGTGCGCGGTTCACCCCATTTCGCGAGCTGCACGACGACGGTGCGCCCGTCTCCGTGGATGAGCTCGGCGGATTCGCGTACGAGGATCTCGGTCGTCATCGGATCTGCTCCGTTTCGGGTGCTGAGGTGAGCGGGGTGAGGCCACGCCGGGCGCGCACCTCGTCGATCGTGAGCAGCCCGGCAGCGATCGCGTCGATGTCGTAGGCGAGCTGCTCGGTTTCGTCGAGGCGGGTGAGCGAGCTCGTGTCGAACCGGGCGGTCTGCCCGCGTGGCAGGTAGTTACCGAACGCGGCCTCGAGGCGCGACAGGTAGGAGGCGTTCAGCGAGAGCAGGAAACGCCGGTATTCGTCGCGGGTCGTCGAGTAGGTCAGCGAGGACTGGGCGACCGTGTTCAAGAGGGACGGCGGGCACTGCATCACGCGGGCAACCGTGGCGTCGAGGTAGCCGATCGCGTCCATCACGAGCGCGTCGGCGGCCGAGGTCGGCTTGTACGTCTCGAGGCTGAGCCCACCGGACAGGACCGCGGGGCGAGACTCGGCCCGTGCAGCCTGCCAGGCCGCCATGAGCTGCGCGGCCTTGTCGTCGCCGAGCCGGACGTCGGAGATCAGCGCGTACGGCGGCACCGCGGCGGCGCCGTAGTACGTGGCTGAGAACTCGAGGGCCCGGTTCAGCTTCACGAGCGCATGATCGATCTCGGTGAGCGGCGAGACGCCGACAGGCGAGTCCCCGTCGAGGATGAACGGAACGATCTGCACGAGACGGAGATCCTGCGGCCGGTCGTCGATCGTGATCCACCGGAACCGGGTGCCGGTGTCGGTGAGCTCGTAGTCGACGCGATCCCACGCCACGTACTCGAGGGCGATCGGGTACCCGTTCGAGCCGGTCGCCGTGACGCGCAGCGTCGCGTTCCCGTTGCGGGTGAGGCCGTTGACGATTCGCTCGAACGTGTCCCCGGCCGGTTCGCCAGGGTTCGGGCGGCGCATCAGCGCGGGTTGCTGCTCGAGCGGCTGCCCTTCCGAGTCGTAGGCGACGATGGGGAACTGAGACACGGTGTCGGCGATGAGCTGGCGGGCGGCGACGACGATCGGGAGCCCGAACGGATCCTGCAGGTCGGAGGCGGCCCACGTATCGCCGAGCAGCACCGAGGGGTCGGATTCGCCGCGCAGCAGTCGACTCAGCCAGGACACGGGCCGTAGCGTAACAGCCGCCGAAATGCAACCGTGGATCTAGTGACATTCGTCACTCGACGTGACACACGGCACGGTGCGAAAGCCCTGGTGCCCTGCTACGAACTAGGATCCAGATTCTTACGTTCTGCCCGGGTTGCCCGTGTTGGGGATCGGAGCCCAGGGCGCGGGCGGTCCAGGCCACCCGAGCAGGCGGGGTATTCCAGGGTGAAATCAGGCAGGCCGGAGGCGGGTATCAAAGGCCCAGCGCTGCCGCGCCGTTCGTCGATGCAGCCGACATCGGCAGGCGGCGAACGGCTGAGGGTCACATGGGGGTGAGATCACCGCGGGTCAGACCGTTCGCGGAGAGCACCGAGTCGAGCATCGCATCGTTCGCCTCGACCACTTCCTCGGCGCCCTGCGCTCGGAATCGTTCCGCGACGAGCGGAGACACCCAGAGCGCACCCGAGCCGATGACAAATACGTTCGCGTAGCTCTTGTGCCGCCAGAGGATGATCGGGTTCGTCATCTCGCCAGTCTCGCGTAGCTCGAGAGCTCGTGCCGCGATCGTGGCCCTCGCTGCGGCCATGTTCCACGAGCTCGAGCCGGTAGCCCACGGCGACGGGCCCGCGGGGTCGATCTTGCGACCGGGCGACCACTCGTGATGCGCGCGGACGTGATCGACGTCGATGTTCGCGAACGCGACGGCGTGCGCGGTGAGCTCGATGAGCGCCTCGATCTGCACCGCGGGGTACGGCTCACCGGTGCCTGCGTTCGCGAGCTCGATCCCGAGCGCCCAGGCGTTCATGCTGTCGTCCGGTACCCCACCTCCCCAGCTGTCGCGACCGGCGCCGTTCGTGTTCGTCGGGCCCGCGGCGAGGACGTGCACGAGCCCGGCACGGTCGATCAGGAGGTTCGCGAGCGGCGCGACGTCGGCGTTCCACATGATGTATGCGGCGTCGTTGTGCGGCGCGGTCTGGCTCGCGGTGTGATGCCACATGATGTGCGTCGGGGTCTGCGCGTAGGGGCTGTTCTGTTGCCGTCCGCGGCGTTCCCATCCGTCGTGCTCGCACACCTCGAGGCCGCAGCGTCGGAGCCAGTCGGCGAGCTCGTCGAGCCACACCGGCCCGGCCATGCCCTGCGCGAACGGTGCCGCGATCTGATCGAGGGGGTCGAGGTCGCCGTACCAGGAGCTCATGGCCGGAACATCCGTTCCGTTTCTCTTCCGCCGGCGGGAACAGGCATTCCAGACGAGTGAGGCATGGTCGGAGGCTACGCGATGGTGGGCCCGCCCGCGTCGAAGGTGTCGGGGTGAGCAGCCACCGCGAGCGCCGACGCGATCGCCGGGGTCGCATCGTGGGAGCTGTTCCGCCGCGAGATCGTCCAGGCGCCGTCACCGATCTGGCGGCGACGCGCGCCGTCGATCGCAGCGTCGAGGGACACGTCAGGCCGGTGACGTACCTGACCGTGCGAGATCATCGCCGCGAACTGGGCGCACGCACCGGCCACCTGACGGAGCGGGAACGCCCGCGTCGGGATCCCGAGCGCCGCGAACCGTTGCTCGAGCACACCCGCGGGCCCGCCCGGCTCGAACGCCACCGCGGCGACGTCCCACCGATCGACGAGCTCGGCGACACGATCAGGGATCCAGTCCGCGCCCGGCCGATGGTCGACCACCTCGAGCACCCGGCCACCCTCGACCGCGGCGACGATCGACCCCGTAGTCTGCTCGACCCCTACGTCGACGCCGAGCGCCATCAGCCCACCGCGGGGCGGCTCC